TCAGTACTCTTTTGTTTGAACCTGCTTGTTCAAATCACGCACTTGTTTTGTTAACTCCTGCACCGTAAGAACAAGATCCGCTATGATGGCCGTATGGTCTACGTTAAGGATATTGATCTTCTCGCCATCAATTTCTACATCGCCGCTTTGAAAGGTGTAAATCGGGTCAACTTTTTCAGCTTGTTGAGCAATAAATCCACGCCTACGGCGTGTTTCGCCTTTCATGTTGAACTCACATATCCCCAGCGCGTTAATACGCCTGGAGGCCCCTTCCTGGGATTCCGTAAAATCCTTTTTCAGCCGCACGTCTGAGCCAGTGGTCATAACATCGCCTTTAGGGGTGGAGATTGTCCCTCCGGTGTAAAATAGCCAGGCATCTTTTCGGCCGAAACCGTCCATATACAGTACCACCCGGTGGTTGTACCCAACGTATTCTTCAAGGTAGAAACCACCCCACGCTCCAGCCGTATCGCCGTTTCCTCCACGCCCTGACATGCGGGACCGGACTTTGCCACCGGAAATCAACGCGCCAATGGCAGGGGAACCGAAGTCGGTCTGCTGGGACACACAGTCATAGCGACACTGCATCCAGCTGCCGATGTCGGCCGCTTGCCCCACCCGCAGGTCTCTGTCTACCCGTAGATGGCTTCCCTGAACACTAAGTTGATCTGCGGCTGTAGTGATGAGGCGTGCGGTGTAGTCGTTAGCACTTTTGTTATGATGAAAATCGATGTACGGAGTGCCCATCGACAGCTCTAACGCCTGGGAATACAGCTTGCCCTTTGCCGTATTATCGAAACCACCACCGACAACCAAATCTCCGGGCAACGTCGTCTGGTTATTGGTGCCAATAACGAGGATGTCATCAAAGGTGTCTGCCGGTGATACAGTGGTCGCTCTTGAACGCTGAACCCTGAACGGTGTTCCCGAGCCAACGGCAATCGTCCCGCCTTGCCCCTGTTTTTTGAGCAGAGCCAGATCTGAGTTCTTACCGAGAATAAAACCGGCATTATCGCTGGTTATAACCTGCGAGCCGTCGAGTTTGTTTCCTCCGGTGAGTTTTGCCAGCGCATTAAGATCCGATGCTTTCGCCATCCCGGCTATCGCCGGCACGGTCACCTGCTTTCCTGTGATCGGGTCAGTCAGGGTAATATTGCCGCTGCCGGTCAGGGCCATCGACCAGCCCTCCACTACACTACGCCAGAATGCAAACGCGCTGGCCAGCTGGTTAGCAAACGACGAGGTGCTGGCGGTTTCAGCGGTAATAATGCCGTAACTGGCACCGGAAAATGCGGTGGTGATATTCCTGGTCAGCGTCAGTTGCGTGTCGCTGTCCACGGATTTGATCGCATACAGGTCAGCACTACCGCTGCGGTAGACCACCAGAATCGACCCGGGCAGTATCCCCAGCGCCACCTGTGACCATTTTGTTGTCGCACCTGTCACCCGTGCCTTCGACGCTGCACCCGTGACGGTGCCGACTTCATACATCGCCATAATAAAGTTGCTCCTGGATGGTTTTCCCTGGAAAAAGAAAAGGCCCCTTACGGGGCCTCTGTTAGCTAAATGAACTGCTGTCCGTCCGAAATGCGGTTGCGGTGATGTTCTCGACTGTGCAGGTGTAATCAATCGCGGCAGTACGACCTGACGCTCTGATAAAGAAGCCGACATTGTTGTAGTCAGCATCCAGGCGCGCGGCAAACCGCAATTCAAAGGCCGTGGTGCCGCCTGTGATATTACCGGCATCGACGAAGATACGGCGGGTTACCTCCTGCCCACCAATGTTGAACGTAATATCAGAGGTATACCCCAGGCCACTGCCCGTCCCATAGGTCTGGCACACCAAGGTGCAGGCCAGAACCACTGTCATGCTATACCCCCTGTTCTGATACGCACCGTTCCGCTGTACCGTCTGGTTGCGGCGGAAAGTCAGGCTGTCGTAACTTTTGGCCACCGCAATGTCACCAATGAACGAATCCGCCTGGACAGTGCCACGGAACACGCCGCTATTCGCTTCAACCCTGCCACGGACGATCACGTTATTAAACTGCGAAGAGCCATCCTTAGCGATACGCCAGCCGCGTGACCCGTCAACAAAGTCATTCGAGCGGATCTCGTTGCCGATCTTCGCGTTCGTGATGGAACCGTCCGCGATTTTGGTTGAGGTCAGGGAACTGTTTTTGATACGTGCCGTATCGATATACAGTTCATTGCCTTCGGCAACCATCACCGGAACAGCCGTCGCATTATTACGGTTAAACAGCGAGAAGCGGTCGGCATAAAGGATAATGTCGCTCGTTTCACCATTGCTGCCCAGCGTAATCCCCGCGCCAACCTTCTTCCCGTTAACCGTCTCAACCTTCATCGACCACAGAGAACTCACCGTACCATTCACAGCGGCCACGGTTTTGGCGGTATTCTGAACGGAAGCACTGAGATCCCCGACACTGGATGTCAGGGTCGTCTGCTGCGTTGCCAGCGCCTCCAGTGCCGTTGCATGCGTCTGCTGGGTACTGGTGATACTGGCCACCGATTTAATCGTGTTGTCCAGCGTCGTCTGGTTTTTGATGTTGGCGGCCGCCTGCGCGTCAATCTGCGACTGAAGCGAGGTATTCAGGCTGGCCTGTGTGCTCTGGCTGTCGCTTAGCGTCTTCGCCATGTTATCGACGCGGGAGTTGGCATTATCCACTTTCGTGGCCAGTGCCGTCTGCTGCTGCGCCTGGGCGGTGATTTTCCCTTCAGCATCCGTTACGCGAGCCGTCAGACCGCTCACGGCACTCGCCGTCGCGTCAGAGGCATCCTGTGCAGCTTTCGCATCGGTAACATCCGTGATAACCAGATCGTCGATATACAGCGAATAACCGGGGGTGCCGCTGCCGGAGGCGCCACGGGTAGAGATCCAGACCACTGCGCGTGTTCTCCCACCCCCGTTGTTACTGGCAATACCCGTAAATTTCACCCACTTATCACGCGCACCAAGAGCGGCTTCGCTGACAGTGACCGCCGACTGCCAGGAGTTTTGACCGGCAGCATTCAGTGAGTTGATACCGACCAGCGTTGTCCACCCGGAGGAGGGTTTCTGATCCGCCGGCATCATGGCCCAGAACTCAAACCGGAACTTCGCATCCTCACGGACTGACTGCCAGCTCCCAAGCTGTTTATCGCTGTTGCCGTTATTGTTCGCTCCCCGGCTCACCTGCAGGCTCTTATTGCCGGTGAATTTCTGCGACTCCACCACAACGGCGGTGCCGCCCCCGCCCAGCACATGACCATCTCCGTAGCTTTCGAACGTACCGTCAACCCACGGATTAGCTCCCTGAGTGCGGATGGTATTGATGGTGCTGGTCAGCGACGTGATGCTCTGCGACTGGCTGGTGATGGTGTTTTCCACCTGGCTTACGCGACCGGTCAGTGAACTCACCGCGGACGTGTCGGCCTTTTTACTCACCGTATCGTTTGTCGACCTGAGGCTGTTCTCCAGCGCCGTTACCGAGGAACTCAGGGAGTCAATATTACCCCCCTGGGCCTTCACTGTGTTCTGGAGCGTGGTAATTGCCGACGCGTTCGCATCAGCCTTCATCATCACACCGCCGGCGGCGCCCAGTCCCATCATTACCCCGTTCACAAACTCGACTGAGGTCGAAATGTGGGCAGTGGCGTCACCACCGGTTGGCGCACGCAGTTCCAGACCATCGCCCGGCCTCATGCCTTTGCGGCCAAGGAGAATATAGGCACCACGATACGGCAGGGAGTTGACGACTTCGGATGTACCACCAAGAGATTCCAGAGCAGACAATATCTTACCTCGGTTGCCAGATGGCTCATCGAATGTCAGGACGCAAACGTAAGTGCCACTGGCCAACGCCTCGATATCAGCCGACATCGTGGCACCATTATTCGCGCTGCCAAAGACATCGTATGTTTTGGATGTCGCAATCACCGTTGATCCGTTGCTGTGTTTTGCAAAAGTGACCAGTGCCCAGCTGCGACCAGGGGTAAACAGGTTTTTGCCGCTTTCATCAAAAACCCCAGGAGTTACGCTGTTGCCATTCCCCCGTGCAGTGACAGTAAACACAGTGCGACGGTTCATCGAGGCCTGCAGGCTGGTAATGCTACTGTTCGCCGCGGTTAAATCGCCCCCCTGAGATGTCACCGTGTTCCGGAGATCCTGCAATGCAGAAGCATCAGCCTTCCTGGCAATGTTGTTCTGAGCTGTCGATAACCTGTTTTCCAACGATGTGGTGCGATTTCCGATAGAGCTAATGGAAGTGCCTTGCTGATTCACTTTCGTTGTCAGCGAATCCACAGCCGACGCACTGGCGCTATCAGACGGAGACTCGTTCCAGTCGGAAACAACGTTACCTACCTCAAACTTCGGACTGTTGATGTACACCGTCTGGTCTTTGGAGGTATTGCTCTCGATACGGCACAGAATCAGGCGCTTGGTGCCCGTGGTAGGTGTCTGTTTCCACTTAACCCAATAGCGGGCCCATGAAGTGGTCAGCGTGAACTGCGCACGACCATCAGTGTTGTTACCTTTCGCACCCTGGCTGGTCTCGATAGACGTTGTGGTGTTCGGATTGTAGAAGAACGCCGTCATCGTCTGGCCAGCAACGCCGCCTTTCGCATAGAAGCTGTAAACGTACTCCCCTGCATCGAGCGGCGACTCAAGCGTGATTTCCCGCAAATCCCTGTAACCGGAGCCGGCTTTTACAGTTGTGCTAATTACCGCGTTACCACGATACGTATCGCTGACAACGTTCGACCAGCCGGTCATATCGCCGGAGTTCTTGATCAGGTTTGTACCGCCGACAGAAATTGCATCAACCTTGTTGTTCAGATTCGTGACAGAAGAACTCGTTGAGTTAATGTCTTTTTCGGTCTGGGTAACACGGTTGGTCAGTGCCGTCAGAGCATTAGCGTCTGCTTTATTGCTGACGTTATTATTAGTCTTCGCCAGGTCATTTATCAGTTTAGTGATGCTGTTACCCTGACTGGTGATCTGGCCGCCCTGTTGGGATACGGTCGAGTTCAGTGTCGAAATCGCATTAGCGTTAGCATCTGCTGTACTTTGCGCATTGTAGGCATCAGTCACTTCGGTAATGACCAGGTCATCAATGAGGAATGAGTTACCCGCCTTAACGCTGCTAACGTTAGGAATAGAAATCCTGACCATTGCCTGCTTAATACCGCTCTTCGTTGATTTCAGGTAACCAGAAACCTTCGTCCATTGAGTTGAAGAGAGATCCTTTGCCGCTTTGGTAACTGCCGGCCACTGCCAGGAGTTGTCCTGATACTGGAGCGATAAGCCGACGGAAATCTGCACGTTCCCGGCCATAGCGGTACTCCTGGAATCCAGCTTAACCCAGCATTCCATATAGAAGACTGCGTTATCGCGAACCTGGAATCCGCTGAAAATGTGGGTGTCAGTGTTGTCAGTTGCATTGGCATTGTAGTCATTCGGACGCGTCACACGAATGCATTTATTGCCGCCATGCGAGTCGTCAGTGGTCACGATGGCACGGTTATTCGCCAGATTGTGACCAACCGCGTAACTTTCAAAAGTGCCATCAGGAAGCAGATTAGCGCCGCGTTTGGATTGCTGGCTCAGAGAGCTGCTGAGCGACGTAATGTTGCTGTTCGCCGCCGTCAGACCGGACTCCGTCTTCTCCACTCGTCCGGTTAGGGAGTTCATCGCCGTCTGATCCGCTTTGCTGGCCACATTCGCGTCTGTCTGCGTCAGCGCATTCCGGAGCTGGGTGATGCTCTGCGAATTGCTGACCACATCGTTGCCAATCTGGCTGACATTCGAGCTGAGTACGCCGGCTGCGTTTGCCAGCGCGGAAACACCGAGACCGGAGTACATCTCAGCAACCTTGTCTGACAGCTTCAGTCCCAGGTTGATATACGCCTGGCCAGCCCACTGATTCACCAGAAACTCAACTGTGTTCCAGCCGGCTTTCAGATCAAAACTGACGGTAGTCCAGCTGGCGTTTCCCCAGGCAACCTGAACGCCATTTACAAATACAGCACCGGTATCATCAAAAACCCTGTTACCGGGCGTCATTGTGATGGTGGTATCGGCCGCCACTTTCACCTGGCAGGAATACAGCGCGATCAGATAGCTCCCAGCGGACGTAAAGTCCAGTCTGGTCGCGTCGGCCACCTCATCCACGACCACTGGCGCCACGGCGCGAATATCGCTGAATGACGGGACTGTCACGGCGTTAGCCAGCTGCACAGGATAGATCCGACGGGACCAGCTATTCGGCTGGCCATTGACCAGCTGATTCGACAGGCGGGTGATACTGTCAGTATTGCTGCGAATATCCCGCCCGTTTTGCTCCACCTGCTGCGTTAAGGCAGTGACCGCAGCCGCTTCGGCTTTCTTCACCAGCGCGGAATTTGTCGTGCCCAAATCGCTCGTCAGTTTTGTGATGGACTGACCCTGGCTGGTTATCCTGTCGCCCTGACGGGTAACAACAGACTGCAGCCCGCTCAGCGCCTCATTCGTACCAGCCAGGCCCGTTTCCGTCTGGCCCACCCGGTTAGTGAGTGATGTTAACGCGGCGCCCTGCGATGTCAGCGTGGCGCCCTGTTGCTCAACTTTCTGCGTCAGGGACGTCAGCGCGGTCGCATCGGCTTTTTTCCCGAGGCTGGTTTCCAGACCACCGATACGGCTCGCCTGCGCGCGCTGCTCTGTCGTCAGAGAACTCAGTTCACCAGAAACAGCAGCTTTGTTGTCGTTAAACTGCGTCTGAAGGGACTCTCTGGCCTTAACTTCCGCCTGGATGGCGGTAACGCGCGCCGTTTTTTCCTGGTATAGCAGCCCGGAGGTGACTTTCTCCAGATCGCTGCCATCATAGGAGCCACGCATCTGCGCCGCCAGCGTGCTGCGTGCCTGTGCTTCGGAGGTCAGCGCGTTACTCAGCGTACTGCGCACATCCTGCAGAGCCGCCGTACTGGCGCCGGGTGCTGGCCGGCCAACGGCGATCCAGTCGAATTCGATAAAGTTGCTGGCATCCTGCTGGTTCGTCAGGTCCAGGCGAATACGATCAATGTTCCCTGTCCACGGAATATCACGCACCGTCAGGGTTGCCACCCCATCGGCATATTCCGGCTCAGCAACAATGTATCGCTTCGTGTTATTAAAGTTTTCGCCGGCAGACACCCAACGGATCTCACCCGCCCAGACTGGTTTGCCGGTTTTACGAAAGCGCAGCATGATGAAGCGGTACGCTGCACCATCGACAGCCAGACCGCCGGGAGAGGTAATGTACGGATCGGTGGCGCTGTCCGCAGGGCGTAACCAGCCATCCCGGGACACACCCGGTACGCCGGCGCTGCCGGTCCAGCCCTCGGTCGTCTGACTGTTGAAATGCCAGATAACCTGCGAATCGAACTGGATATTGGCGCCGGCAGCGAGGCTGGACATTTCCCGCGCCAGATTTTCATCGGCACTCTTCATTACCTGAGTCAGGCTCTCGATACTCGCCTCAATCCCCTGCGTTGCCGCCAGCAGTTCATCAGCAGCCTGTGCCGCCTTCGCGTTAATATCTGCGATACGATCCGCAGTTTCCTGCTTAACCGCATTGGTTAACGTGGTGTTGACCTGAGACAACGACTGCTTCAGGCCATTCTCGGCAGTTTTAATCTGCGCATTCAATGCGGCATCGCCGTCGGCAAGCGACTTGCTCAAAACTGCTATCTGCTGATTCACATCAGCAGTGATGCTTTTCGCCGATGCATCAATATTCTGGCTGACCTGCTTCGCCTGATCTGCGGCTTTCTGACGCAGCTCTTCAGCGGTCTGCTCCAGTTCCTGCTGCGTATTGCGGATACCTTCCTGCGTTTCGCTAATGGTACGCTGCGTTTCCTCCCAGGCAGCCGTATCCTTGATCGCGTCAGTCAGGTTTTCGTAGTAGTCATCAAAGTTATCGCTGGCCATCCCCTGGACCCAGCCGGTCCACGGGCTTTCATTGCCCAGACGATCAACAAGGCGCGCCCGATACCAGAATTCTGCGCCCATACTGAGGCCCATCTGCTGATAGCTTTTCCCCGGATAGGCCACGTCTGATAACGGCATCGGCGCACTGCCGTCCTGATTTTTGCTGTACTGCAGTTCCGTGCGCAGCGTATCCCCGGAGCCGGTCGGGAACTCCCAGCTAACCTGGACCCCATGAACCAGCGAACGGGTTGCCAGCGCCAGCGGTGCCAGCGGCTCGCCGACCTTGCCGGTCAGGGTTTTCTCTTCGGAATACGCCCACCCGCTCGAAATCTCCGCCGCATTGATCGCGCGGACGCGAACCAGGTAACGACCGGCATAGATGCCGCTGACCTCAAACGAGGTGGTCGAGCTGCGCGGCACATTAATCCAGTTCCCGTCGTTACGGCGCCACTGCGCCTCGTAGGCAATAGCACCGCTGACCGCTGACCAGTTAACCTGCATCGTTTCGACGCTGATCCCCTGATTCACGACCGAGCGGGATGTGATGACAATATCGTCAGGAGGTGACTGGTTGCCCGCCGGCAATACGCTAACCGGGCGTTGGTCGATAATAGCGCCGGTATCGATGCGGGCGAATTTATCCGGGTCATGTGCCACGCCGGTGATCGTGAGGGTGGCATCGTTGTTCTCTTTTACCCCTGTAACCCGGTACTGCTGCAGGAAGAGGTCATCGGATTCAATGGCCCAGACGCATTCCCGTTCCGGCGTCTCACTGTACGCCGTTGTGACCGTAATCTGTCGGCGTCCATTAACAGCCTGAATGGTCCGGCTCTGTGAGATCCCTGATGGCAGGTTTAGCTGGAGGCGGTCGCCAGGTTTGGCATCCACATCACGATCCAGCGTAATCACCCGGCCATTCACCGCGCTGATTCGCCCGCCGTTGACCCGTCCGGCCAGCAACTCATCCGCCAGGGCAATGATATAACCGGGTTGAGGAATGCGACCGTCCAGCCCCACATCAATTTCGACCATGCGGTCCTTATTGTTGGTCAGTATGCCCCACAGTCCCTTACGGTGGGCTTCGCTCTGGCGCGTACAGCCAATCGCGGTCATTTCGAGCTGGTTAAAACTGTAGCGGGAAACCAGTTCAGGGATAAACGCAGGCTCCATCGCATCAGCATAAGCATTATCCGGATCAGACCAGGAAACCAGGGCGTTGGTGTACCGAACCTGGCTGCTGCTGCTCGAATAACGGGGTTTGCCGACAATATTGGCGCGCGTATAAGTAAAATCGACATCACGCGGCATATCAGCCAGCACAACAATCTGCTCACCGTTCCAGCAGGTCATGCCCCGGAAGATGGCGGCAAAATCTCGCAGCACGGTGTAAGCATCGTTGCGTTCCTGGACATAGACGTTACAGGTATAGCGCGGCTCCATGCCGTCACCACCGCGCCCGTCAGGAACCAGCTGATCGCAGTACTGTGCAATCTGGTACAACGTCCATTTCGAAATATTGGCGCTGCTCAGACGATTACCGAGACCAAAACGGTCAGCGATAACAATGTCGTAATAGATCCAGGCCGGGTTATCCGTCCAGGCCCATTTAAACCCGCCGGTCCAGACGCCGGTATATTCGCGGGTTTCCGGATTGTAGTTATCCGGCACCCGGATTACGCGCCCACGCGGCTCACAGGAAATTTGCGGAATGGAGCCATTAAACTGGCTGGAGTCGAACTCGATATAAAGCAGTGCGGTGTTGGGATAACGCAGCTTCGCGTCAATCACTTCGGTATAGCTCTGCAGCGTCATCACGTCGCCAGTTTTGACACTGTTTGCATCCGGAGAGATTTTACGCAGACGTAGCGTCCAAGTACTGCAGGCCTGGGGCAGATCAATACGATGGCTCCGCTCATAACCGGTGGTGGTTTTACCCGAGACAGCGGTTTCCAGCACCGTCTGCCAGGCGCCGCCGTCGGTCTGCAGGTCAATCGCATACCTGACGGTATTGCCCACCACGTCGCCGTCATCTTCCTGTTTCATCAGGGACGGCCATTTCAGACGAAAACGAACGGCAGAAAGCTGGGTATTAGTAAAGGTATGGGTCCAGGCTGTCTTGCTGGAAACTTCCAATCCCACACTGATTTCATTTTCAGTACCGGGAATACCCTGAATATAAGTCTGAGCCTGCGTGCCGGGGCGAAATTCCCAGGACACGCCACTGAAGTTTTGCGAACCATCAGCATTTTCAAGCGGGGTGCCATCAAGATAAATATCTTTACCGGTTAAACCACCTGCAAATTCACCCTCACCTAATGCGAGCAGAATTTTGGCTTTCGCAACGGACTGTAAATCATCCGGCTGTTCCGTCGGTGTACGCTGCTTTGAGCCGCCACCCTTGCGCCCTTTAATGATGTTATTTGCCATATTACGCCCATAAAAAAAGCCACCGCAAGGTGGCCTGAACTGGATGGTTTACTGAATAAAACTTATTGCTGATCTTCTGTGTAAATACCGGCTGATATAATGGCGCCGCCAATTCGGCGTTTGCCATAAAGCAAAGGGACCGGATATCCCTGAGAGGCAGTATTCGTCACGCCCCCAAAGGCGTAGGACGCTTTATTGTCAGCGGATTCTTTTCGTGCCAGGCCTGCTGGCTGTGGGGAAAGCATCTGAACGACGCCGCCGAGCATCATTGATGCTCCTGTACTATAAAGATATGGTGCGGCCGCATTAGCCGGAGTGAATGTGGAAATGACCCCCACAACAACAAGGACTGCACCGAGAATAGTTTGTAAAAGCCCCGCCTTTTTACTCCCGATAACAACCGGCGTTATCCGTATCACGTCACCCTTCACAGGAAAACCAAGATCATCCAGCCCTATATTTTTTTCATCCTGAAATATCGCATAGGTTAATCCACGGTCTTCGCTGGTGATCATGAACTTTTCAAATCCAGGAATTGTTTTTGCCAGCGCCACCACCGCCTCTTTAGTGGTGGAAATAAGTCGGTGATGAATTTTCCCAAACCGTTTCCCCAACGGCCCGTTCAGTTCAATTCGCATCATAACTTCATGCATTATCCCGCTCCCAAACTTACCGTGAGGTTCATTAACATAGTGAAAAATACCTGACGATTTTCATTGTTCTTTCCTGCCAGTACCCGCCATAGGGCACGCGCTGACTCAGGTGACCATACAAATGGTGAAGTAGCATGTTCCCTTCCAGCAAAATCCCGGCGTGGTTCCACTTATCCGCCTGCACCTGCATGATAACCATATCACCCGGTTGCGGTGGACCATCAAAATCACGGAACCCGCATTCATACCAGCAGTCCTGATAAAAATTATCGGGATACTCCTTTTCCCACCACGGATAGTCGACGCGGTAATCGTGCAGCTCGATGCCGTGGGTTTGCCGAAAATAGCTCATCACCAGGCCCCAGCAATCGTAGTGGCCCAGCACGAATGGTCGCTCGAGGAGCGGCAACTCACCACGCGGGTGAATGGTACGGAGATCTCCTTCTGGCCAGCTGATAATATGCCAGGGGAGAAGGGTCGTGTCGCATTGTGCTTTATCCAGTTCGCTCGGCTGGGTGGTGGCATCAGGATGGCTGTGAACAATACCGGTGATCGCTCCCCATTCCTCAACCTCCGCATAATCCTCCGGCGCCAGCACAAAATTATCTTTCGACTCTGTGGCCAGGTTCCGGCAGGGGAAATAACGCTCCGCCCGGCCCCTCTGGGCGACAAGGCCGCAGGCCTCGCGCGGATATTCTGCGGCGGCATGTTCCTGGATGGCCTTAATCGTTTTCTGACGCATATCAGCTCCTGATTAATGAGGTGCCAGGGAACCCGCCAAACGGCAGTTCACTATTCTCACCATGACGTAATTTGCAGGCCGTGAGCGTGCCGGGGCAGACATCCTGCGACGGGTCATCAACTGGCTGATTGTTCCTGTCAAAATACCGGGTGCCGGCATAATCGCACCCGTTACCACTGCGGTACTGATTGCGAATACACCAGCTGCAAATCGCATGCAGCTGGCGAGTGGGGATCATCATCCCCTGCAGGGCAAACGGGCTGGAGAGAGTAAATTCCACCTTCTCATCGTCTTCATAATGCTTTACGTCGATGAAGAAAAGGCGCCGTTTCTCCTGTGTCGGATCAGCTGAAGCATTCCCGTCCGGAAAGTTCTTCGCATCGAGATACTGTTTTTGCGTATCGTGGATGACAACCCGCGCCAGAGCCAGATCGTCGTAATGAAGACAGAGCGCGGAAATCGAACCATCAATGTTGCCTACCCTCAGTGTCGGCTGCGCGTCGCTTCCTGAAGTCGAGGATTCAATCCCCTCTAATTCACAAGGCCATGCTTTATATTCGATGCCCTGCCACCAGATGCTTTTGGCCGGTAGCTTCGATTCATCGCCACCAGCAGCCACAATTTCCGCTTCGGTATGGGGTATGTTATATCCGTGAAAATATAAAATATCACCCATATTAAAAGCACTTCCGTCAATTTCGAATAGCCGGATTTCATCTCCCGGCTCCAGTTTCTGATAATCAGCGTGAAGACTCATGGTACGAATGCCTGTTCAAACGTTGCAGTAATGGTGATGACTTTCTTTCCCTGAATAACGTTTTGCAGGCTGTCGGCCTGAACCCGCCACAACGCTAATTCACCACCTGGCGGTTTAAAAGAAAACGCCTTGGTTTTGTGACGACGCAAAAATTTATAAATTTCCAGAGCAGTATCCGGGTCGCCAGAAAAAGAGAACTCATAACTCAGTGTTTCATTATTTATGCCGTTCCCGGATACCTGTGCATAGCCATCACCAAATTGAACCCTCCGGATATTATCTTTGCTTTTTAACGTAGGTTGACTGGCTGCCTGAATACGCCAGGCGAATGTTTCAATTGCCATAATATTACCTCCGGTTAGTTGCATTCCAGATAAGTCCACCCGGACGCAGCGCTTTGGCTATCCCATCCTGCACGGATCGATTTACAACCTGCTGATAAGCTTTTCCGACAGAATCAGAATTACCCTGCTGCAGATTGTTTCCAGTCTGCTGTGTTTTCACGCTGACAGGCGCATAGACATTCACGCCGCCTGCGAATACACCTGCAGGCGCACCACCAGCACCAACATACCCGCCTGAAGCATAACCACGCATCATCCGGTACAGGTTGCTCACGCCGATGCGGCTGGTTGCCTCTTTGGTGAAAACGAATTCGCCGCGGTGGACAACCCCCGCGGGCTCGTACTTACCACCATGCCCGGTATAACCACCACCATCAAAGCCAGAGGGACGATAGGAAGGAACGGCAAAAGACTGACCAGAATTTGAAGAACTGCTCCCGCCGCTGATCCACCCCATTGCAGCCTGAAAGGTATAGGCCACAATAAGCTGATCGATGACCTGAGCGATCATCTTCAGAATGGATGTGGTGAATTCCTTAAAACTCGCTTTGCCGGTGGTATTCAGCAATGTCAGCTGATTTGCCAGCCCCCCGAAGGTAGCTTGGGATATTTGTTGAACAGAGGAAAATACATTAGTGGCGGAATCCTGATACTCTGCCCAGCCCTGTTTGGCGCCGGCCAGCCAGTTACCGCGCAATGCGTCCTCGGCTTCATAGGTGGCTTGCTGTTCCTCCAGCACCTTGCGCTGCGCACCAGGATTGAAGGCGTACGTTTCACTCAGCTTTTCAAGCGTGCTTCTTCTGTTCGCTTCCCTACCGGAAAGTCCGTCGGCCTGAGCCTTGATCCCCGCCCGGATCGAACTCTGCTGCTGAGCGAATTTATTGGCCTGATCTGCCAGATTATTCAGCTTCTGCTGCCGGGCGACCTTATCACCGAGATCTGCCAGCTGACGTTTGTATTCCAGGGTTTCGTTTTTGTGGGCCAGCAGTGATTTTTCCTGGGCGGAGAGCTGGCGGCGGCCGGCCGCTTCCTGCAAAACAGCATACTGATTTTCTGCCTGCCAGAGATCCCGACGTTGCTTACTGATCACGTCGTTGACGTCTGTATGCTGCTGGAGGGTTTTCAACTGAGCCTGCAGGGTCAGTAATTCGGCCTGGGCCCCTTCCTCTGCTTTACTCCCGGCGGGTGTTGTGTACTGCCTCCCTTTCGGGGTTTTAGGGTCTTTGTACCTAGCATCAATACTTGCGCGGATTTTTTCTATATCGCTGGCTGTCCAGCGGGTGGCAATCCCATCGATCGCATCTTGCTTGTTTTTCTCAACGAGCTTATTAAATTCGGCCTGGGCGCGAGCCCGTCTTTCTGCTGGCTTGAGGCCTGCTTCCAGAAGTTGATTAAACTGCTGCTGGTTCCTGATGGCTTGCTGTTGTTGTTCGTTACGCAGCTTCTCGCGTGCCGCGGCTAAACCTTCCTTAGCGTATGCTTTATCGGCCTCATCATAAGTTTGTTTCAGCAACTCAGCACGTTGAGTGGCAATACGCAAACGTTCTACATCAGCCTTAATGAGGGGGTTATTACCGGAATAGTTGGGATCGACGTTTAGATTGGCGGCCAGTTGACGGCGTTCTTTTTCCGCGGCCTGCCATTCTGCAAAAGCCCCCTGCCGCTTCATGGCCGCATCAGGATTACGACCAATGCCCATCATGGCATCCCAGGCGCCGCTGGCGGCATTTTTAACCCAGTTCCACGCCGTTTCCAGCGTTCCCAGGTTGTCCTTTACTGCATTTGCGCGCTGGATAACAGCATCTGAATATGCGCGCATCGCGAGCTCGGCAGCGCGTTGAGAATCGCCCATCGCCTGAGCAGCTGAAATCTGCTCAAACTGACTTGCGGTCAGAAAATGCAGAGATTCATTCAGCGTTGCGACCGCATTAACCGGATCTTCTTTTAGCCGCTTAAACTGGTTAATGGTTTCATCCACAGCCTGGCCGGTAGCCTGTTGAAGCCTCGCAGCCACATTGGCAATCCGTTCGACGTCGGCGCCGCCGAATACCCCGCTTCCCACAACCTGCGCTAATACGGCTGCCGCGGCGTGCTGAGTGACTCCATTTCCTGAGATGTTCCGTGCCAGCGCCTGCAGTTGTCCCGAGGTTTTACCGGCATAGTTCCCGGTGAGAATGAGCTGTTTGTTAAACTCCTCGGCTTCCTTCCCGCCCTCGTACCACGCCTTTCCCAGCAGAACGACGGATGCTGCTATGCCACCGACCACGCCAGCGATCCCCAGTCCGCGTAGCGTCATCATTTTTTCGAGCCACCCGGCCTGATTCGCCAGGGTTATCCCGGAGCCACGCAGAGCGCCGAAGTTGCCCCGCAATAACTCTCCAGCCAGAACACCAAGCTCCCGACGTGCACCGGCGCTCTCGAAACCAAGGCTGTGCGTTGCGACCTTTGCCGCTTCCAGTTTGCGGATATAAACTTCAGCAGCATCGCTGGCGCCTACCTGCGCGGCTTTCATTCTCAACAGCTCAGTACCAGATAGTTTTTGTTCGACCACCTGGGCCTTAAGCTGGCGAAGAAATTTTTCGCGCGCCTGGTTCGCTTTTTCCTCAACCTGCTGGAGTTCTTTCTGCCGTGCCGTAGTGCGGGAAATCAGGGAGAGATAATCACCCTGAGTGATGTTCCCCTGCGCGCGGGCCTTGCGGAATTGTTCCTGTACACTGGCCAGCGACCGTGTTTCACCACTGAGGGATCGAACGCCATCTATCTGCCGAAAGAACGATTCCGCCAGCGCATCCTGCCGCCGCGCCAGCGCCTCTGCCTGAGCGTCGTTCTCCCGATAACGCTGGTTTAACCCGGTGACGCGCTGGTAAGTCTCATCGACCGATTTGGAGACCCGCTGCAATTCGTTCTGAAGCCCGGCGGCGGCATCCGCCTGCCGCCTCTGCATATCGGACACGGCGCCGGCACCGGCATCGCAGGTCGTTTTAAGCGCGGTGATTTGCGCCTCTGCCGCACTGCGCATGCGCGTCTGCACTTTTTCCGACTCATTCGCCACACCGGACAGTTGCCCCTTAATCCTGGCAATCTGTTCGGTGAATGTGGCGCTGTCGACATCCAGGTTAATGACAAGGTCGCTAATCTGCTGGGCCATATCTGGTGCCTCCTGTAATTCCCTCCGCGGCCAGCATCATGGCTTCATCGTCCTGTATATTATCCGCTGCAGCCTCAGCGGAGGGAGACAGCAGGCTGAAGTGTGCAGGGGTGATGTCCGGATCCCGGTATAAGAAGGTTGAAATGGTGTAAAGCAGCCCGGAGAAGTGGGCATCGAGCTGCGCGTCCTGAAAAAAACGCTCCCGGTAAAAGTGATGCCAGTCGCCCAGCTCGGAGGACGTCATGCCAGCAAGCATGGCGCGCCAGTCAGGTCGCCCGAACTCACGCGCCAGCTTCAGGACAAAATCAAGCTCGCTGGCTAGGGCTTTTCCGCTGTAACAGGTTCATCACCCAGCACGGTGGTATCAATATCTTCATCCGTAGATTGCTCTTCTTCGGCAACCGGCGCCAGCATGCCGGAGAGCAGCTTGATCTGCATTTCCGCTTTGCCAATCGCTTCCGGCGGCCAGGTACTCATCACCTGCTGGTGGAGCTCCTCTTCAGAGGGCCCTTTAGGATCGTTATGCCAGAGCGAGAGCGCAATCAGGCGCGCGCCTGCGCGGATACTCATACTGACCAGCCCGGCGGACATTTTCTGGTCATCCACGTCATCAGAAATGGCGGATAAGGCTTTTTCTTCTGCGGCCAGATATTCGAGATAAGTAATGCGCTGCAATGCCGACAATTCGGTGATCGGCACCGTAGCGCCGTTATGGGTAAATTCGTCTTTTTTCAGAAACATGCTCATTCCTCTGTTATCAGGAAGCCGTCACGGTGGTTTTGCAGGTCGCCACAAAATTACCGTCATTACTCATGACAATAATGTCGGCAGCACCAGGTGCCACGCCGGTGACGATCAGAGATTTGCCACTCACGACCACCTTCGCTTTCGAGCTATCCGAGGTCGCTGCGCGGAACGACTGCATCGACGCGCTGGCAGGCAGGAAAGTAACATTTAGCGTTGTGGTGGTGCCGACTGCCACGCTGGCCGTTGCCTTATCGAGTTTGATACCGGTCACCGCGATCGGCGGATTACCGCTTTCTTCCGCCAGTTCAGGTTTCCCGGTATTGGTGATTTTGGCTGTACGGGTGATCACTTCCTTCGCGGGAATGGCTTTACCCAGGCTACTGCACCACCCTTTGAACACATCCACGGTGCCATTCGGGTATTTAATTTTGTAGGCCCGCACATCGCCATCGACAAACCAGGCCACCAGCGACTTTTGCCCCTCTTCCCCTGGCTTCCAGGCCAGGGTTAAAGACGTATCACCTGCCGATTTTGCCCCCTGCGCTGTCGCAGTCCAGTCTGCGTTTTCATCGTCAAGGTAGGTGTCATCGTAGGACTCCGCCGTCATTTCGCCCGGCGTCAGTTCCTTAATTTTCGCCAGGCGCTGCCAGTCAGCATCGGAAAGCGGGTTAGCGTAGGGGTTCCCCGTTCCGGTATACAGCCAGAGCGTGGTACCAGCCCCTTTTACCGGGGCCATTGGATTAGGAGTTGCCATAAAATTCCTTATCTAAAATAAGTGAGGGTATAGGTCAGATCGACCGATCCCCAGGTGGCCATTTCGTCATCACGCTGGTAGTCGTAGCCCATGGGGATCATCGTTTCGATTAAGGGAAATAGCGCCGGGATAGTTTCAAGAGCCGGATACACCTTCTCTTCCATCCACGCATCCAGCGCGCTATCCGGCGTGGTGGATTTCAGAAATACCTCGATATGAAGGACTGCTTGCCAGCTATCCTCATCCAGGCTTTCTCCCGTGTATTCGGCATCCGTCAGATAGACTGCGAGCGCCGGTAGATCCTGCTCTTCCAGAAAGACAGGGCGTCCGTCAAACCATGTCACACGGTCCGGAATGGACGTCTTTAACTGGTCCAGAACAGCAAGACGAATAGCGGTGTGTTTGCTCATCGCTTCAGGTGGATCCTCAGTTGATTTTTCAGCGCGGACGACAGCTCCTTCGGCATGTCACTGTCGATAAGCTGCTTTGATATAGCGGTGAAGTTTTGGGTTAACGGGGTTTCGAGAGGAACTTTCACAACATCAATCGGGTAGCGGGATTTACCCAGACGGTGCATCACCTGCCACCGCCCGTTCGCAAGCTGCTGGATAAATGCATTTTTGAAAATGTACGGTCCAATACGAAGCACACTCCCGCGCCCGCGTTTTTCGCCTTTTCGCCTCGAAAGCTGCACCCGTGCAGCACCCAGTTTGATTGCAGGCAGGTTCCCTCTATTAATACGAATGGCCGCCACCAGACGATCAGGTTTCGCGCGCTTAAGACGCGACCGCTGCCGGACCAGCCTCACCGGCAACCCTTTTTTGCGGTTATCACCAACCGTTGCCTCTTTCGCCACCTTGCGGCTACCTTGCGTAATTGTTCGCCCGGCAACCCGGTTAAGCGCCTGCGCGGTAGCCGTCGGTACCATCAGTCGGCTCAGACTGTTCAGATTCTGGATAGCACGCTCAAGACCTTTCAGAGACATGATTCACTCCAGCCAGATTTGAGGCTTCCCGTTAAAAAACTGATAGCGGGTAACGATCCAGTCTTTACCGTCATATTCCACGGCATCGTTTCTGGCGGGCCGATAACCAGCAGCAAACACGACCAGCACCGTGGCGGCTCCGGAAAGTGCGCCCATCTCCTCCAGCAACTCAGCAGGCACGACGTCAACGCTTATGCCGTTAATGACCGCTTCCTTGCCCATTTTTTTGAGGGTGGCGGCATCCATCCGGGCCGCCATCTTGTCGAAAGGGTTAGGCATTGATCTTGACGTCAATGACGGTACTGTTTGCGCCCGCATCTTCCCAGGCAACCCCAGCAAAAACTGCGCCTGTTGCTTCCAGCTGTACCTTGCCCGCCTTGAAATACACCTTCTTTCCCGCTTTAATTTCATCAGCGGGCAGCTTCGGCAGTTGGAATACCCCTTCAGTAAGACCATCGCCAGTATCGCCGCCGGGAATATCAGTGATCGCGATAGCAATCAGCTCACCGACAACAACAGCTGCCCCACTCAGAATCGGTTCCTGTCCGGCATTAACCAGATGAATCGTCTTTCCTTCCTGCACAAAGTTTTTAGCCATAACATCTCCTGGCAGCCCCGCAGGGCTGATTTCAGGTATAAAAAAAGCCCTGATGGGCTAATGAGATATGAGTTGGCAGAGAATTACTTGCCAGTTGATTTCGCCAGGCCGCGGAAGTCTAACGGCGCAACACCCGCATCGATACGCACCTTCGTGGCGATCCCGTCGGTATTGAAACCTTCCTGCTGGTCAATGTAAGGCGTGTCAACACCATTCAGATAAGCTACTTCGATGGTATCGGTGCCTTTCGCAGCGGCCAGGTACCAGGCGTTCGGATCCTTGTCATCCAGCCGTGCTTCAGCAATCACTTCGGCAAAGTTCTGGATAGGGTTAATGATCCCGGCGTTAATATCTGCGCCCTTAACGCTTGCCGATTTAATGGTCTGACTGGCAATCGTTTCGAGCCCTACCGGCACCAGCATGTAAGCTGGACGAATATTCAGCGATCGTTCCCCTTCTTTCTGCAGGCGCATCAGTTTGCGGGCATCATCAATGCTCGAAACAGAAATGGCGCCAGAGGAGAGGTTTTTGTGATCGGCATGGAACAGCGGTTTGCCGTCGGACAGTTTCGGGTTATCCAGCAGAATCGCATATACCAAATCACCAATGGTAGCTTTCGCAGCACGTCCCATTTTCGCCGGGACGTCAGTCAATGCGTTCAGATCATCGTTGATAATCGCCTGGCGGGTAATTGAGAAAATTTCCCCATAGGTAGCCAGTGCGATCGTTTCGCCTTTATCGCCCGTGGTCACATATTTATATTCAGCCCCTTCGCGAACCTTGCGGAGGGAGTTAAAACCGCCCATTCCCACGCGGTGAGCAGTTTTAAAATCAGACAACTGACCTTTCTTCGTCCACAGATCAAAGGTCTCTGCTGCCTCATCCCACCCCTGCAGAAGCGCCTTATTCGCCACGTCGAGCAGAATATTGCCAAAATCAGAGGTACTGTGAGTCAATGCCAGGCCAACCATCTGCATCGGATTGTAACTGGCGACCCCGATACCGCGTTCCGTCAGTGCCATACGCGCATACTCACGTAGCGTCATCCCGTTGTACACGTTATCGCGCTCCTGATTTTCATACCCTGCACGGGCCATCAGCGCCTGGCGGATGCCATCGCTAACAAAATTCCCGTTCCCGGCATAAATGTGCGGCTGTTCGCTTTTGTTCGATGGAGTAGCAGCCTTGCCCAGAGCAGCCAGCAGAACATCTTTCGCCTGCTCCACAGTGCAATCGGGGTCCGCAATACACTGGTTTTGCAGCTCCTGGTGCTTACCGCCGAACATAGCAAACAGATCATTAATCCCGTTCACACGGTTACGCTGTTCGGCATAAACCTGCGCCCGGATAGCATTCTCATCCACAGCGGCAGGCTGAGGGGCGGTAGGTTGGTGTGCCTGAGGTTGTGGTACAGGCTGCTGCGGTTCGCGCTGGGTGGAATTACGCGGCGGGGTGACCATATTACGAATGCTGTTTGGCATTTTTTCAAATTCCTCAATACGTTTTGAATGAATACAGGCCATTGCCTGAAGGGATGGGATCACCTGGTCAGCAAAACCCATGGCAAGGCATTCAGCGCCATCCAGCCAGGTTTCGTCTTCCAGCATTGCGGCAATCTCATCAGAGGTTTTTCCGGTTTTTGCTGCATAGGCGGGGATTAAGACCGATTCAACTTTATCCAGCAAATCAGCGTAGTCGCGCATGTCGTTGGCATCGCCGCCGGCAAAGCCCCATGGCTTATGGATCATCATCATGGTGTTTTCCGGCATGATGACCGGATTACCCACCATTGCGATGACAGAAGCCATGGAGGCAGCCAGGCCATCTATGTGAACGGTGATTGCGGCACCGTGATGTTTCAGGGCATTAAAAATGGCGATGCCATCAAAGACATCGCCACCAGGCGAGTTAATGTGAAGATTAATATGGCTGACATCACCCAGCGCTTTAAGGTCGTTAACAAACTGTTTGGCCGTCACTCCCCAATAACCAATTTCATCATAGATATAGATATCCGCTTCGTTGTTGGCGCTCGCCTTCATACGGAACCACGTATTACTTTTTACGCTTGCTTTCGGACGTTGAAGCGTCCAGGTCTTTGGCATCGGCACTGGTGCCTCCTCTGTCATTGGCAGGATCAGTATCAAATATCAGCCCCTGCTCACGGTTTTCATCGATTTCGGCCTTCCGGCGTGCTTTCACATCATCGGGATGACGCCCGCTGGCACGAACCCAGTCTGATTCCGTCGCAGCGCCACCGCGTATTTGAGCCTTCCAGGCATTAGCCTCCTTGACGGGATCAATCCATGGCATGACCGGGCCGGAATACACAGCGGTGTATAAGGACTCAATATCCAGCCCGCGTGGTAACGTGATTTGGCCGCTGGCGACAGCCATCTTCAGCCAGGCGCGATACATCGGACGTGTCACTGCGCCAATAAACCAGTCCTGGAGAATGAGATATCCGTCTGTCGATTCCACCAGCTCCTGCCGCTGAGCACTGTAAGTGCCGTTATAGTTTCTGGCGGTACTGGAAAAACTCAGACGGCTGCCCGCAGACACAGCTCGCAGCTGGCCGTTGCGGAAGGTTTCAAGATTGGGATTCGGGCGATCGGATTTGACCATGCCGATATCCTCGCCGGGCAGCAGGTCGTCGTAGATAATGCCGGGCTGAATATTCAGCTCACGATCGTCATCCTTACCGGCGTTTTCATCCCAGCTTTGCCCATCCCCTTTTTTGATATACATCCCAAGGGCGGCGGCGATGCGTGCTGCAGTCAGTTCAGCATCTTCGTATTCTTTCAGAGCACTGAGTCGCATAAGAACGCCGGACAAAAGCGACGTTCCGCGCGTCTGATGCAGCCGGCGGACAAACTTCAGGTGGAGCATGTTTTCCGCATCAACCCGTTTCGTTTCCAGTTGCCTGCCAGAGACCGGCAGGCTTTTATAAACCAGATAGCCCTTTGGCCTGCCCCAGTTATCGGTATATACCCCCTGATTTAGCTTGTCTGACTCGTTGCTGGTCTGGGGAACAAAATCAGCCTCAAGCGCTTCCAGCCAGAACGGCACCCCGGCGGTAGGCGTCAGGCCATTGCCTGTGCCGCTGACGATCTGTGCAAAAACCTCCCCGTCGCGCAACCAGCTGCGTAACATCAGGCGCTCCAGCATGGGGCGGGTAAACTGATGGGTCACTTCCGGTCGAATAGACCATTCCCCCCATTTCTGCCGGATATCCGCCGCCAGCTTTTTAGCGATCTTGCCATTCTTGAGCTTCGGATGCGGCTCCACGATAATCCCGCTTTTACCTACCACCCGCTCTTCAAGCTTATCGAAAATGCCAATCACTAAATCGTGGTTATTATCAAGCCACCTCGCCTGCTCACGGAGAGAGACGGCCCCCATCTTGCTGAGCTGGTCAGCGGAACGATTCTCTCTTCGGGCTTTGTGGGTGCGGGTGGGCTTAACGGCTTCATATGCCTGTATCATGGCGCGGGATCTTAGCCTCGCAGCCTTCCAGCCGGGAGAAATGACACCTATCGCATCATCAAGTAAAGACATTAAAACCTCGCCAGTTTGTAGCCAGGCCACCCCCGGCGCTGATTATTCAGGGAAGTAAGACGCCGCTCCCACTCCTGCCGCCCTTTACGGATTTCGGACAGGTTTTCCATGGTCATTTCCTGACCGTTAAATTTGATGGATTTGCCATCCAGTACCGCCATCTCCGCTTCGGCATAGCGCTGGATCATGGCCTCAATATCACTTTTATTCATAACCAGCCTCCTGAGGTGGCCCATGGGTTAGCATCATCAGTTACGGTTTTTTTGCGTTTGCGCTTTTTGGTCTGGACCGGCGCTGGCGCCGGGGGTGCTTCTTCGCCAGTTTCCGGCGGCACGTTCTCCATCCACGTTTCCCGCCGCGCCCAGTCAGGCGCATCAGGCCATTTAATTTTTTCGTATCCGCGAAGGATAACCAGCGCATCAGCGTAAACCAGCAGGTCAAAAGCTTCGTTGGCGCCGCGACCCGGCTTGCTCCATTTGCCATCAGAATCACGCTCCTCGTAAGTCAGTTCGTCGTAAAACCAGCTCCCCAGCCACTTCGGGAAATGGATGTAATTCGGCCCCGGTGTTTCGCGCCACAAGGCATTGTTTACCCGGTCTTTGAGGTCATTGGTTTGCAGCAGATATAGCGGGACATCCCCAGCGGCTTTCGCCCGGCGCGCCGAACGGCCGGTGTTATCTGGCAGGGATTGGGTGATCAGCTTTTCGCGTCGATGACCGTCACCTTTAAACAGGTAAACATTCCGGCCAATTCCCTCCCGACGGCATTTACGCCAGAATCGGTAGGCATTATCGGTGACACCATCCTCACCGCCGGAATCGACTGCCATTGCCATCAGGCGCATACACCGGCGGGGATCGGATGCCATTCGCCACGTCTTGTAAAAGACATCGGTCAGCAGCAGATCCCAGTCCTCCGGGTAACTGGCTGGATCGATGGGCAGGCTTTCGCCGTTAGCGTCGCAGCGGAGTGACTGGCGGATGTTATAACGGTCCACCAGCCACCGTTCGCCCATGCTTCCGTAGCCAGTGACCTGAACGACAAAGCGGCGATTACGTCCCCCCTGAACGTCAACCGTTGCCACCAGGAAACAAACACCATCAGGCACACAACGTTTCGGGACATCCTCGGCCCGCTGTTCGAGCAGTTCGCTTTTACGCTGTTCGGTACTCGCCCGCGGCAGATAAGGGCGACCAAAGTCAGTGTTAACGACCGTTTTTAGTGTTTCTTCGCTATGGGTTTTTTCGTATTCCTGTTCAGCCGCCAGATATTTATAAATTAGCTGTGACCAGGTCTGGTAAGCAGCTGCTGGCCCTTCCATCCAGAAAGAAGCAATGCGTGACCGCCGCCCCTCCCCTGTAATGTTTCCATCCCGATCAATTGACTGCCCGTCACGTAGCCAGACGCTTTTCATGTTCAGCTCGCGCTTCATCGCAGGAAGCACTTTTCCTTTGCAGGCCGGGCATTGCAGATAGGCCGCTTCGCTGGCTGTGACCAGGTCCGTCGTGTCACGGTAGCCAGTCATGTTGGCAACTTCAGGCTGAAAATATTCCCCACAATGCGGGCAAGGCCAGTAAAGCCGCCGGCGGTCCCCGCGGTTATACAGCGACAACACGCCCGTTGTGGGCGGTGCTTCATGGGGTGAACTCTGCCGCCATTTCGTATCGAGAATGTCGCGGCCCGGTGAGCTTTCGACCAGGGTCATACCCGAAGACATAAACGTAGTAGTACGTTTGGAGGCAAGCGAGAATCCGTCCCCCTCCCCGTCGATGTCCTCCGGGAAGCGGTCGTAGTCGGTGAGAGCAACAAATTTATAGTCCGACGATGACATAATATTGACTGAAGGCCAGCCTAGCTTCAGATAGTTACCTGCACGGAATGTGCGATCGTGAACGTTGTTATCGTTACGGCGAGGGCTCAGTCTTGATTTAACCTGCGGGCTGCAACGGAATGTGCGATCAAGACGCTTTTTTGAATGTTCGCGCGCTTTCTCTTCGGAGACCTGGATTACCAGCATATCAGCCGGGTCACAAACGATGCTGTATACAATCCAGCCATCAATCAGGCCAATAGTCTTACCCGTTCGTGCCGGGCCGACAAACACCACAGCATCATACTCGCGTGACGCCAGGCAATTCATTGGCTCGATAACATAAGGGGCCAGATTAGGATCCCACGGGACCGAGTTACCGGCGCCCATTGGCACACGCATATACTCGGCCACCGCGTCGGCAACCAGCATGCGGCGTGGCGCGCGTAAAATTCCGGAGACATCCCGACGGATCCCCCTGGCGGATGCCCGCTTTGCCATCAGTCCTCCTCTGGCTCATCCTCCTCTGCTTCGGCTTCCATGACCTTCTGGGCCATCTGGTCGCGCAAATCGTCAATCACACTTTGAACACGGGAAACCGCTGCAGGTGGAAGCGCACAATCGCGCTCGAGTACATCAGGGAGGGTTTCAAGCACCATCACTACAGCTTTTGCCATTACTGAAAACTCCCTGGCAACTTCATCTGCCGGGATCAGTTGCCCCGTATCCTGCTCAAACTTGATCCGCTCGTTCTCTGCTTTCCAGTGCGCCAGCCTGTCAGCCGGCGGCATGTCCTCAAGATTTGTTGAAACCGTGGGGATCATTAACTCAGCCAGAACGTCGGTAACTAAATACAGTTTTAGTTTGCTGTTGCTGCCTAGCGCCGGCTCAACATTTTTCAGCCTGGCGGCCACTGTCTGACGGTGGACATTGGTTATGCCCGCCAGCTGATTGATATTCAGCTTCAGAGAAGCGATTTCCTGATCCATGATGGTGAACACTTTTTAACCATTTCGACATCATTGCAAAACAGGCATCAATAAAATCAACAACCTGTGCAAATGATGATGATGACCATGGATCCAGAAAACCAGCCGATTCCCGCGAGCGCGCCGCCCCGTGGAAGGCCACCCCGCCGGGAGGACCCATTAGATAATGATTATCGTTTGTAATTGCTGGGCAATTATCGAGGCCGCTCATTGAACGACCTCTGTGAATGCTCATCTTTCGGGCGTACTGCCATCGGCCTGCAGTACACTTTCTGGTAGCCGTTCAGCTAATGGCTGATTCTCGAAAACCTTCATCCCAAACTGACCGATCCAGGTGCTAACTGAGTTGATGTTCCCTGCAATGAAGTCGGTCACCTCGGCGATCAATCCTTTAACGACGACATCCGTGCTCTGACGCCAGTAATTCTCAATCGCGACCAGCAACGGATCGGAACCATTACTGATAGATTGCTCGCCTACGGTATACGTTTTTTTCTTCGCGCTATCGGTAATGCAGAGCAACTGACTGGTCTGGACGGCGCCAGCCTCTGCATCGATGACCTGCATCGTCAATGTAGCCACTTTGTTTCCCTCTGCATCAGCACTGGATGCATAGAACATTGAGAGCGTCAGATCCGTGCGTTGATACATCATTACTTACCTCCACGGCGATGACGTGAGCGGCGACCACCGGGAGCCGTAGTCTGTTGTTCTTGTACCAGCTCACCCTCTAAAGGCTCCTGATCCAGAGCAGGTGATGAAGCAGGGGCCGGAGCAATATCATGTGCAATCGTCAGTTTCAGCAGGGGACGGCCGCCCTGAACGTGCTCAAATTGGATCCCATGTACGGCTTCATTCATCCGCGACTGGCCATCCGTTTCCAGAACGGTCAAAGCGCCATCAACGTATTCAATTTTGAAATTCTTCATCGGGTTCTCTCTGTTGCTGTTTTCTTTCAGTGGCAGCTCCAGCACAATGACTCCAGATTAAAGTCATCGTCTGTACCGCCATGAGCTTTAGGAATGATGTGGTCGACACTTGAGGCTTTCGTGGCAATACCGTCTCGCCTGCAGTTCTGACAAAGGTATTTATCCCTCTTCATGATACGGGCCCGTTTAATTTCCCACGGTCGACCATAACCACGTTCCTGCCGAGTTTTTCCGGGCTGGTAGTTACGCCAGCCATCACCAGCGTGTTGCTGCCGATGCATCTCACAGTATCCACCGAAATCATTGGTCACAGTCGCGCATCCTCTGTGCCGGCAAGGTCGTTTAGCTCGTGGCGGCATAAGCATCCTCGAGCATGAGTTGAGGGAGAAGAGTTAAAGCGGTACTGTCGATGGGAAACTCTGAAACGGGCAGCGATGAGCAGGACAATCCGTCACACTCAATCCCCTCCAGCTTCTCGTCTACGTATGCAATTTTTAAGTTCTTCATCGCGTTACCTTTTGCGAATAAAAAAGCCCCGCAGATGCGAGGCTATACAGTTGATATCCCCACAAAGGGATAAAAACCACATTATCCCTTACTGGGGATAGACGCTCTTACTGATTCGTAAATCCGCTCACAGGTCATTCCTGCTGTGTAGCGTTCGTCAGCGATTGCAGCATACCGTCGAGCTTCTTCTGCAAGGTTTCCAAGCATGTCGGCGAGCACTCCGGCGGTGGCGCCGGTTGTTTTGCTTCTGACGGTAGCGGCAAGACTTGCGGTGTGGCTTGCGGCGTCCAGGCGGGTGGCAAGTTTTTTTGCCTGCTGACGCAGCTGGCTAACAGTATCAGAGAGATTAGCGGCAGCAGTACGCGCTGCTGCTGTTTGCGCTTGAGCATTTTTTACGGCCTCATCGCGGGCGATCAGACGCCCCTGTTCAATCATCCGGGCGGCGGTTTGCGCATTAACTTCCTGGGACGATTCGGCGCTATCACGTTCTGCCCACCGCTTTTCCCATGCCCGATCGCTCCAGGCTAAACCAGCAACAAAGGCACCAGCAATAACCATTACGGCGATAGCTGGTTTTAAGTAGGCTGCACTCACTGGTCAATCCCCCAGCAAGTCAGCGCGCTTTCCTGATCACGGCGTGTTACCTGCCCATAGCAGTTATTGGAGCGCACCCGGCAATCCTTCCCTCCGTCTTTTATCCACCAGCGAATCGCTTCACATGCGCCTTTACGATCACCGGCGTTAATCCGCTGATAGAACGTAGACGGGAAGCATTTTCCGGGCCCGATGTTGTATGGACAGAACGAGGCAATGCCTACTTTTTGTGGCGGGGTCAAAGGGACATGGATATTCCGATCCACCCATGCCAGCGCTTTGTCGCGCTCTATCGCGTTTACCTGATCGCATTTGGCCTTGGTCAGTTTCATACCCTGAGTGACGGGTTTACCATCTATACGCGTGGTCCCGCGGCAAATTGTCCAGATCTCCTGACTGCCATCGCGATACGCTGTAAGGCTGTTTCCTTCTTTCTCATCAAGGAACTGATCCATCAATGTTGGAGCTGATGCACCAGCAGCCATGAGGGCCAGCATTGCGGCACTAAGTTTCGCTCTGTTTCCCATCACCACTCCGTGCCGCTTTGCGCCGGTCATCTTTAATTTTGAAATACAGATTCGTCAGGTATGTCAGCAAGCCAAATACCAGACTTCCCAGAACACCGATAGCGGCCCACTGGGATGGGGATACTTTGTCGAGCAATTGCAACATCCAGAACCCCGCGTTACCTGCGGACGTTCCGTAGGCAATACCTGTTGTTAGCTTGTCCATTCGATACATACTCCACCTCCGGATTAACGGGGTGCTTTGTGCGTGTAGGGGGTCAGGCCCATCGGGCTGATTTAACAACGAGCCGTATCGATGATGATTCCCGTGAGCCTGAAATGAAAAAGGCCACGCAAAGCGCAGCCTTCAAATGATGTTTACCTTTTCTTTCTGAAGCGCCCTATTGATGGCGTAAAAAAGCCCGCCTGAAGGCGGGCAGAAAGTAGGCATTCTAGGTAGTAACGAAACGAAGGAACTCCTAATAGTCCGAGCTACCGATTTACCAGGAAGCATTCACTTTTGCCGTTACGTTCTATAAACATAGAAGGGCAACCGCAAAAGTAAACCTGCCATAAATCTTAAAAATGTTTAGTGGCAGTGTGGTGCCGGGTGCCTCCCGGTGAGCATGCCCCAGTCGGCATGGCCCGCGCTGCATTTACAGGTTTCTGTAACTGACTGGTCGCCCCTCCGCATAGGGGGATTCACCACATAGATAATCTATATTCCAAACATTCGAAACGTCAATGGCACAAACATAGCTGCCGATGCTAAACAAACCTACCAGCCTTGCAATGTTGCCCAGAGGCGTCTCCCCGAACCACTTACACTCCAATTTCATTAGCCTAAGCAAGCTATTGAGATTGCTGAGCGTTTTGTTGACTCCTCCTCAGGGGTAACGGGGGCCTGAAAGATAAAGGACAGACGTCAGCCTTAGCTGAAAAGTGATTTCTGAAGGTTTTAGCCTGAGTCTGAAACGCAAAAATCCGCAGTCTGACTAGGTATTGATGATTAAGCTGTGTGACAAAGAGACCACTCTTAGCAGAGTACTAAATTTTTTGCGTACGCATTAGTGATTTTTATCCTTCCAAATGCTAGGGTTTCTAAGATTTATCTGAATAGATATGGATATCAACATCCGATCTAGCTAAAGTACTGTATATGCAAACAGTGATTAGAGGGATCATCTATGAATAGGCTAGCACGTCTATTACTTACAGCAAGCTCGATTGCGCCAGTGTGCGCAACACTTTTTTTTATAGGTTTTGTAAAAGAGACAGTGTGGCTTATGAACTACAGCCTATACGTAGGGTTAGCTAGTTGGTGTTTAGCTATAGGCTTGGTAAAATACGCCGATTGCAAGATGGAACGGCTTACAAAAAACATCAATTCTTTATCACCAGCTAATAAAGAGGTAACTAATTATTTTTTAAGTTATCTTTTCCCTTTGTTAGGTACAGATTCTATTTCTGAAAATAAATCCTATGCTTTATTTTTCTATTTCTCTTTGCTATTTTATATATGTTTTTCCGAAAACTACAATTTCAACCCAGTCCTGTCACTGCATGGATATAAATTTTACGAGGCAGAAGATGATACTGGGGTTGGGTTCGTATTGATTTCAAAATCCGTTATTACGGATATAAAAAATATTAGTTTTAATGTTGTTCAACTAACAGATTACACATATCTACATGTATAAGGAACAATAATGGCCCTTTTTGCTTTGATGGATAAGTCTATCGCAACCAGAGTTGTTAGGGTAGAGTTAGACTTGGGTGCTAGCACTTCTGTGTCGACGATCTTTCAGCAACAGCGATTACATTTCCAAACTCATCACAATAATCACGTAGCTTTTTACGCAGGATATGAACCTAGATATGATGAATGCTTTGAGATACAAAATTTCGCAGATGCTGCTTTATTAATAGATGCTGCAACTAGACCTACTGCCATGCCCGTCTGGGATCCAAGCCAAATAAGCATAGATAATATCAAGGCTTTATTCGTTGGCGTTGATGCCCCAGGAAATCCAAACATAATTGCGTTGCAAACCTTTAACAAAAAACAGATCCTTGACACATCAAAATCATTTCTTGCTACTATGATTGGTAGAAGCACAACCTTTAGCAAAGCTGTTGATGTAGGATTTAATCTCGATGACAAGCTAGTTGCAATTATTGATAATAATACCATTTGTTTTAAGAGCTTTTTTAAATTAAGGAGTGTATTTGACATGACGTCATATTTTACAGCTGCCACAGATCAAGATTTAGATGCATTTAGTCAATTGCCAATATTCTCTATTGCTCAAGGGTTTGATATTAAAAACGTAGCAGACACGGTCATTAGAAATAAAATAACTCTGATAAATCAAACTGGTCTACTGACACCTCAAAACCTCGCACTTTTCAAGGCAGAGGCAGTAAAGGTCGGCTTCCCCTTACAAACCGTAGTAGTGGGTGGTGTAGAAAAAATAACCATGCCTTCTTCTAAAAAAGAAATTAAATCCCTCCTAGACTTCATCGAAGAAGATATTTGGGTTTCAGGAATTAGTGGAAGACGCTTTAAATCAAGTTCAAAACGCCCAATATGATATATTGGGCACACTCAATCAATAGGCAAGAGTGCAAATGACTCCTTCAATAAATCCTAGAGCATTTTGCAACTCTTTCCTTACTTTACCATCACTACATTTTTGTTTTTTTGCTATGGTACGTAATGAATACCCCAAGACAAAATGCGCCATTATCAACTCATACTCTTCTGGCTTATATTTCCGCAATCGCGCTACACAGCCATCAATCATTATTCCTTCATCATCATCGCATTGCTGGCGTGTTTTCTTTCCATAAGGTAGTAAATCTTTAAACCCAGCAGCAATGGGTTGCCAGTCAACACCACTGTTGTCAGATGCCGCCCAAGCTCCCCAACGGTCTATTATTTCGTACATATCTCTCATTTTTATAGCTCCTCAGGATAGAACGCCGAGCGAGTAAGCCCGGTCCAGCAATTTAATAATCAATACCGGCTGGGTGCCGTATTCACGCTCAAAAGCGCCAGGGTCATGGTGCAAAGCGCGGTGGTGCTTGCGGCATAATGGGATCGTAAAAATATCGTGGGCCTTGGTGCCTACGCCGCCCTGCCCCCAGCCAATAAGATGGTGTGCATCATCTGCAGGCTGCCCGCAGCACATACACGGCTGTTTTTTAACCCATGAGATAAAGTCAGCTGATAACCATCGGCTCCGCTTAGGTCTTGCGAATAGTGTCGCCGGTGCAACAGGATCGACGTTCACAGGTACCAGAGGTTTGCCCGGCGTTGTTATTGCCGTTGGCCTGATTGCATTTTCGAGACGGGGAGAAAGAATGCTGGTGGCCGGTACCGACGGAACAATCTCACTCTCCCTGTAAACCGATTTAATGCCATCGTCTTTAATACGCAGGGATCGGCGCGCCATTTCTTCTGTAATTTCATCGCCAATCCCGGCGCCTACCGCCCACCAGCATAGCTCCGCCAGTGACAGTGATCGCTGAGCGTCCAGCCCAAGCGCGATGCGGGCAGTGTCGATTATCCAGTCAGCGTTATTAACACCTACCAGTTGATCGAGGGTTTGTTCCGTTTGGTTTTTCAGCTCATTATCACAGTGCCAGCATGCGATTATTACACCCGTCGAATGGCGAAACGGGACGAGCTCATGGTGATGGTAATCGGAATGTGTCCACTGACAGTTTTTAACCTGCCGGCGCAACCATGACTCTAAAGCACTAACACCACCAGCCGCAGTGATAACTGCCTTCTTCATGAAAAAAGGTCTGATCCCAATATCATCCCGCAACGGCTGCCGGGCGTCAGGAAGACGTCCACTGGGTGTCTTTTTCATGCTTGCCGGCGGCATTTCAACAAGAACTCGGCCCGCACCGAATAACGGCATTAATTCACTACTCGGCTTAAGCAGCACAATTCCAAGATGGCGTGCAATATCCACGTTAAGCAAAGCTCGCATCAGTCCCTCCACATCTTCTGTATGTAGGTCCTGTCAATCCGTGGCGGCTTCTTCGATTCCGGCAACAGCACGCGGATCTCCCACGATGCAAAGTCTCTGGATAAGCTCTTCTCAACCACACAGTTATTTTTACGGTATCGCTCCACCAGCTCTGTAGCCTCAGCCTCTGAAAGCTGCTCGTGTAAAAACCAACTTTTCTTCTATGGCTGATCACCGAACAGTCGCAAAAACTCAATCGCTCTTTCCCGCGCTCCGGGTTCTTCAGCGATCATTTCCTGCAGCAGCTGCACGGCGAGCATAGGCTCCTTTCGCCCGACGATGGAAATTCCTCTGGAGACACGGCGAGAGAGTTTTATAAAATTTTTTCTCTCTAACGCACGCAGATGCAACAGGACCGCATTAGACGAGCTAACGCCGAGCATATCGGCCAGCTCAGATAGCGTAGGTGGGTAGCTATGCTGATTGATGTAGGCCACCAGCAGATCGAAAACTTCCTGCTGTCGAAAAGTTAGTTTTGAAGACGATAGCAAACCGGCGCTCGATGAAGGAGCACCAGTCTGATGGGATTTTGATACTTCGGGGGTTTGCGTCATGGTTTCTCTCCGCGACGCAGCAGGTATAGGTTGTTCAGGCCTATGAGGGGATTGTAACAGAACCAGGGGGAACCTGGTAACCAACTCCAGACTTAGCCTTTTCAATCATCTGTGAAAAAAGAGAGAGAGTCCCCACGATCTCATCCGGCTGCAAAGGCATAAACGAAACAGTGTCGCCGCGCCGGTACATCAGAGCGCGCTCACACACAGGAAAGGATGTCAGACGAGCAACGATCACCCCATCGTCGCATCTGATAATTGCATAGCCGGTGTTCGGCGTTTCTTGTTTTTTACCCACAGCAAAATCCTCAAAATAAACCAGGTAAGCCACTGGACTTCAACTTAACAGAACCAGTCATCAGCGCTTTCCCAGGTGTCCTGCAGGATTTCCTCTACACGTTTTTTATCTCCGTCCATTCCACCAAGCACGGTCAACCCATCAGAGCTGGCCCGACGAATCACAAGACTGCAGTTATTAAAGTTTTGATCCAATCGCCGCAGTAGCTCCTTCTCCAGAGCAGGCACAGCGCCATCCGGCAATTTTTTTTGGCGATCAATTGTGATTTCCACTTTCATAACTAGCTCCTCATGCAAGTACTGTATAAATAAACAGTATACTTGTTAGGTGAAATGTTCAAGCGTTTAATGCCACTTTTCGCTAACCCATGCTCATGTTTAGATTGATCTTTTCTCCACTAAGGACGAAATCCGCTATTACAGGGATACAGTCATTTTTGTGGTGATCAACAACGTTGATAAGAAACGCCGCTACTTCTGGCGTTCCAGATTCCGCTCTTGGCACAGAGCGGACAATCTGGATGGGATGAAGGTCTGCTTCGAGCGAGGATCGGAAGTTAGTAATTCCTCTCATAAATAATTAATATGAAAAAATCACTTATGGACTTCTTAAATATAAACGGGGCGATTTATGATCTATGCTTGGATTGATGGTAAGAGACGTCAGCCATTGGTAAAGGGTGAAAAGACAGTATGCAGGGACTGCGGGGGGACGTTATCAGCCGTTTTACCAGCACAAAACATTTACCACTGGAGGCATAAAGCTGGAGACTGCGATACCTGGAGTGAACCTGAAGGCCCATGGCATCTCGGCTGGAAGGAAAATTTCAATGAAGAGTGCCGAGAAGTTTCACTCAAGGACGACTTAACAAATGAACTTCATCGGGCAGATATACTATATGGGCAAGGTACAGGCTTTGAGACAGTCTTAGAGCTACAGCACTCACCTATATCCGAAGAGGAACGAATTTCCCGCGAGACATTTTATAGGAAAGGGCGTCGCATGTTCTGGCTGGTGCATATTGATGCTTCGTCAACTTCTTCAAATGGCTGGAATTTCGATATTTCACTCGATTTTAAAAGCCGTCTTGTGAAGCAGGGTATTCATAGCTTCGGAATAATGCAGTGGTTTGGTCGCAGCACGCAGTTTATCGAGAAATGGAAGAGATCCGACGCCTATGTTTTCTTCGACTTTAAAGAGCACATTTTTTTTCTAGCCAATAAAAGATTGGCGGAAAAACTTAACCATGGCATTCCTCTAATGAAGGGAGAATTTGCCCTTTGCTTGCTTACTCGTGAAGAATTTATCGATGCAGTGAAACGCCCCCGCTCCTAATGGCAGTATTAGCTTATGTGTAAAACTAAATAGCTGCGCGGAATAGTGCTCCACTTTTTGCCGGCCCTTGCGGGGCAAGGGATTGGGGTGGCCACCTCCGCTAAGAGGCACTACGCCCAGCTTGCTGTGTTTACTCTTACGTGGCTACCATATGTCAAAAAATGGGAAGTGTAGCGGTATTAGACGCGGCTATTTAGAACACGACATAAAAGCATTCTAGAATGGCTAAGCTTCCGCTCCTGGCACACAGCAGACATCCACAACAGCCAGTGTCCGCTGTGAGCGATCTGCGGACATTGCTGGCACCATTCTGTGTGAATCTCCAGGGAGCAGGTCACTATCGTGTACTTTATCGCACACCAGGAAAAGGGTGTAAAAAAAAAACCGCCAGACGGCGGTTTTGTCTGAATTGAAGTGAATGATTACAGCAATGACATCTGATTGTTTTTCAAACGCGCCAGCTTGCCGCTTAAACTGATTTTGTCTTCTGCCTTTTCCAGATCGGTAGTTTTCATCATTTTTATCAGCGTATCAATATCGTCAGGCGTTTTAACTTTAATAAAGTCACGCATTTTGTTGACGAACACCACTGAATACTTATTTCGCAGAAGCAACTCTACTACGTTATTAAGCGTACCAGGACTCTTGCAGTCCCACACCATCAGGCCACAGTCTGCGTGCTCGGCCATCTGGATATCTTTAGCAGTGTAAAACTCACGTGTTCCGCGCTTGTAATCTGTTTTGACAACATTTACGGGCCACGCACCTAAGTTGTTTCGCGGCTTTGGCGAACTGCTGAAAACTGTAGTGGTTTCACAATTCAACGCAATAAGCGCTCGCTGAACTGATGAATCTACGCCGTTAGCGTCACCAACAACTACACGATACTTTTTGTCTACAATCTTCTTCAACCGCTCAATGATGAGCGGATCAAGTTCTTTAATGGTTATAGAGCCAGCAACGAAAATCGTCGTCATGGTTATCTCCAAGTAAGAGCCGCAACGTAAATATTACTGATTTTATTATAGCCGCTTAGCGCCGCACAAGCAGCCTCCATTGATGCTCCCGTATGGTATAGGTCATCAATCACTAAAACGTTCGATTGTCCTTGATTGGTGATAATAGGGTTCACGGAAAAGCTGTTCCCAATGGCTTCAACTTTTTCCTCTTTGGTATGCAGATTCTTAAGTGAAACACCACCAGGAGCTTTCAACAGGAGATTGTCATAACAGGGAACACCGGCTAAGTTTGCCAGTGCCCGAGCAATCTCTGTAACAGGTTGTCGTGCACGGACATTAGAAGCAGCCATAGGAAGGATGAACCCAACCTTTTCAAACAGTGGATATGCTTCATCATAAAGGCATTGAGCCAGCGGATGAACCTGACTCCAGTCAGATCTGTACTTAAGCTGAAAGAGAGCTTCGCCCACTTCAGTACGCGTAGTGTCGTAAATGTTATGGCCCCACTCGTTTTGCCCTATAACCACGCTGTACTTGCTGTGCTTGTCCAGTACCACACCACGATTCCAGTTGCCCACAATGTCTTTAATGTTCACTTCCATCGGTGTTTCCCTCACTTGTTACAAGATATGAATGAAGATATGCCAATTAAGAACATTCTTAAAGTGTGGTTTTAAAGAAAGCGTCTGGGATGAAGGCTCAGTCTCATAGGCGGTTTTACTGAACACCGGAAATAGTGCGTAAAAAACTCTTCTTTCGGCTGCCATTTGGACGTTTACCACTTCTGGCTAGGGCTGCTTTTCTTGATGGTGTGAGTGTAAGTATCCCTGTAAAACGACTATCAATTTATAGAGAACCTCTGGCACTCCAACTTCTGCTTATGGCACTCAGCGGACATCTCAGCTTTGCCTCACCCCGGTATAATTAAACTTAGCTTTGACATCCCGTACCAGCTGCTGTTGATTCTATTTAAGGTATAATCAGCACCTCGCCGCATTGCGCAGGCAGCGGTTACGCATTTTGGCAAGCAACCAGAGTTCGTTTGCTGTTGTAGCCATCCCAAGCGTCGATGTGTAAACAGTCGCAGCCCGGCGCCACAGCTTTCTGTCTTCCAGCGTCTTCGCCAGGGACAGTGCGTCCTGGACTTTTTTCACATCTTCTTCAGATAATTGTGTTGCAGCCTGCGGCAGGGCAACATCGGGAACCTCAACGCCTGCAACCACTCGATAGACGTACTGGCAGCCGTTATGGGTACGATGGAGTTTTCCCGCGGCATGCAGCTGCCGCAGCAAGTTACCAGCTGTACTGGCTTGCAAGTCCAGCGCATCACAGACATCCTGCAGGACGCATTCTGGCGTCCTGCTAACGATAGCAAGCACCATCTGTGCTTTGGTTACTTTGGTTTTTGATTGTTTGGTCATGGTCAAAACTCGTTTACTTGGTTAAACCTGCCGCCTTGCGGCGTTTGTACTCTTCCATCAGAACCTGCGCTGGCGTCGGCCCTGCTGGATGCCTCGGTGCTGCCAACTGCCGACGAATCGGGGGAATCGAAAACCCGTTAGCCAGGTGTTTGGTCCATTTCGTGAGTAAGTTTTCTGCCATTTTTTTCAGCTCTCCCTCCGTCAGGCTCCTCTCAACTCCAGTTCTGCGCATCTCAATGCAAATGTGATAGAGAACATCCTGTTTCCATGGGTATTTGTCGCTGCCCGAGTATCGGTAAGACTCATTCCTCCAGCGCTTGTATTCCGCCATTACAGATTCGGATGTCAGATTGAACGGGTTAGCACCGCTGGCAGATACCAGAGCAACGAATTCAGCCAGATCCGGTGGCCATGTGTTACCCGCGGCGCAGCGCTCCATGCACTGACTGCAGACCAGAGTAATCTGGGCTTCACTCATCGATCCAATCTGGGCAATCCACATATCCGAGGGCGCCGCCCCGTTCTTCTGGGTCCACCGATTCGAAAATATTTCCCCCATGACTGTCCATAGCCGCCATGCCGTATCCGCCGCCAGCAAGTCCGTTTTGCTTTTCCCAGCGTTCTCTGGCTGCCTGAATTTCCTGAACTGCCCGGGATGCGGTGTTAACTGGTTGAATTCCTGCATGGTCTTTACCTCCGGTTGCTGGTTGTGGTTTAGATTTGGCTCTGGCACTTATCACGCTGCGGGCAAGTTTCTGCTCCCATTGAATCTGAGTGAACACTTTCCCCTCGGATTTCCAGTACGCGATGAACTCTGCCAGCTCTGTCGGCAGGTATGCCGGTTCGGGAAGCGCTATACCCCAGGTAGCAGCCAGCCGCGGCCAGTCCTGTGACGGCAGCCAAAGGTCGTGCATGGCGAATTTCCCGATCGGAATATCCACTCCAGGCAGATACTGAGGTTGCTGGGGAAAATTTCTCTCCTGCGCATAGAGAGTGGGGTTTGATCCTTTTCCCTTCCCTTCCCTTCCTTTTCCGTCAGTGAGTCCTCCATGAGGATTCACTGAGTCCTCACTGAGCCCTCCTTGATTAGGAGCTCTCTTTTCTTCCTTTCCTGCCTTAGACTCAGTGAATTCTGGCGGAAGAGGTATTTTTGAGGCCGAAGGCCTGTTTATTTTTTGATGCTTAAGGAAACCTTTAATCTGCAAATAGCAGACATCATTCACTGAATACTCAGTGAGTAATCCATGAGTAATCAGTTCCTGTATTAGTGGTTCGCAATCGAGCGCGTCCGCAGGGAAGATTTGCATCTTCAACCGTTTTGGCGAACGCTCAAGGCATCCCATATCGTTGGCGAAGTTGAACAACCCGATAAACAGGAGACGCGCTGGAATTGAACATTCCACCACCTTCTCATCTGTCCAGAATTCAGGTTTAACTGTTCTGATGCGGGCCATTTGAAACCTCTTATTAACCAGCTGGTGCTGGTGGTCATTGTCAAAACTCGATTAAAAAAATTGCGGCGCTACGGCGCTGATGCTCGCCAGTAGTGGTCCCGCCGCATCTGCAGGGAGCATGTTAAAAAGTGCAATTGCAGCTTCCCGTATTTCACGCTCTAGTTTCTGCAGAGGTGCGCCAAGTAACTTGGCCTGGTGCGCTTCGCTGCATTCTTTGATTGCATTGGCCACCAGCTCAGTTTCAGTTAAGCCATGTTTTAGGCCATGTTTGCGCGCGATCTCTATCGGCATTGCATCAGCGATCGCCGCCGAAAGCTGGATGACATAACTGGTGTACTTCTCTGAACCGCCCTCGTTTTTCAGGTAGCGATACAGATTTTGTTTATTGACGCTGATACCGCGCCCGTTTTGTTTCTCCCACTGTTCGGCCACCAGCTGCGCGACGTGGTCTTGCGCACGCCCAGGTAATGAGGACTCCCATTCCTGAACGGCGGCCAAAATGGCTCGGCATTTCTTGCCGTCACGCCGACGGGGCAAATACTGATTTTCCGTTTTCAGTTGCATACTCATCACCGGAGTATGATTTTCAAAAGAGGTGGTTTGCATGGTCACTCCTTAGGTATTCCATCCGTCGGATTCGGATATAGATCAGGACGTAATTCATGAGGCGTAACGCCCGTTGCATTAAAAACCTGTAAAACTCGCGATGAAGGCACAATACCTTTTGTTTTCCACTGACTTACTGCCATGCCGCTTACTCCAAGCGTTGATGCTAATTTATTGGCTGAGCCAGCTACTCGAATTGCGTTATCAAGGGCTGTCATATCTATCTCCTCGTTAAGTTAGGCATAATAAAGCATAGGTTTATATTCAATGCAAATTTTTAATTTATTGTGACTATAAACTAAACCTTTACAATGGGCTTATGAAAAACACTGAAGAACTCAACAACCAACTGATTGCTCGTTTGGAAGAAATTACTCAAAGAGGGATCAGCAAGGCGGATATGGCTCGCATTGCTGGAGTTACACCTCAAGCGGTGAATGGGTGGTTTAAGAAAGGAGTAATCAGTAAAAAGTCCGCAATTGCCCTCGCGGAAGCTGCCAATGTGTCTGTAACTTGGTTGCTTGGAGAGAAAGTATCTGAAGATTCAGGCCTCAAGCCAAATGAGAGCAAAATGTTACGTCTGTTTAGGCAGTTACCTGAGGCTGAACAAGAGAGAATGATTGATACGTTTGAAGTCCGCCTAAAAGAAATCGATGATTATGTTGAGAAATATCTCCGTGGTCGATTTAAGGCTAGCGACACTAACTAACATCTCTGATCTCACCCCATGAAACCGGCAAATGCCGGTTTTTTTTTGCCTGCCGCGCAGCCTCAATCACTCCAACAGCTCCCCTGTCTCGATTAAAGCAAAAGTTTGCATCTGTATAAATCCAATGTTGACATCAAACATAAACCAATGCTTTAATCATTCCATCGCAGCAAGTCATCGAGGCAGGGAGCCCACGAAGTAGCTGCCGGCGGCATACGAAACACCGGATGAGATGACAGCAATATCAATCGCAGCAGGTTCAACGTTCGGCTGCCCGGCCTTAAGGGAAGGAAATAAGTATGGATAAAGCATACGAAGACTATTTTGAAAACCTCTCTGAAGGTGAAGAGGCACTGAGTTTCAGCGAGTTTACCGCGGCACTCTCAGGTAAGCCGGCAGACTGCGCCTCTTCTGAAATGTAATGGAAATCCTGCGCGCTTCGTGGTGGTGAATTGCAGGGTGAAAAAGCTCAATCGTGAAGATCAGCGTCACGACACCACCGACGAAGCGCGTCGAAGTAGTGAAAATAAAAAATCAGGGTTTGCAATGCGGTGAATGCGGCTATGCGCACGCGACACAGTTAAAAAAGTAAACATGGCGGTTATTCACACGTTGTGGGGAAAAAGTTGTCGGCGGTAGTTGTTAACTGGCTGCCGTCACCGGGAGGCACCCGGCGCCGCATTGCAAAACCACATCCTAATACTGAGTTAACTGGAGATAACTATGAAGGATTTTGCCCGAGTACCTACCGGGAACCAGGCGACCCGCCTGAACTGGTTCGAGGTGAGACTACGCCAGCTGTGTTACTTACTGGCGCAGAAAGGAAACCCTGAGGCTGAGGCATGAATACCCTGTTTGCCCTTGTCATCAGCGTATGTGCTCTCACTGGTGAATGCTCTGATGTTCTGATCGGTGTTTATCCATCAGAGGCCAGTTGCAACAGCAACGCCGATGAACAAAAAGTACAGGGCCAGTGCCTCCCCTACCGAAATGCACAAAACATGGCTGACGACCAACAGCCTGCAGTGAGTTTTTGAATCGAGTTTTGACCAAGGGCCGTTACGGCCGGAGAAGTGATTATGGAATTTGGAATGAAACGCGTTCTGGCATCTGTCCAGGCCGCCGCCACTTTGAATAAGCTCTATGACGGCTCGCCCGTTTCACTGACGGCCATCAGTAAAGAGTCAAAGCTGTCTACTTCATACCTTGAGCAGATCTTCAAAAAGCTGCGGGCGGGTAACCTGGTAATTTCACAGCGTGGCCCGGGTGGTGGTTATAGCCCCCGCGGCGATGACATCACCGTTACAGAAGTGATCACTGCGGTATCTAAACTGCCAGCCCATAAAACTTTTGAGCCTATCCTGCGAGCGCTTGACGACGTTCGCGTATCACAGCTGCTGCGGGGCGATTCGCCAGCCCCATAAAGCACAAAACCCGCGCAAGGCGGGTTAAGTACCCGGTCAGCCGACCAAAGCTTTCCGGAATCGAGTTTTGACCAATGACCACCACCAGGGCGGCTGCCATCAGCTGCCGGGTATCTTACAATCCAAAGGAGCCCAAACGCAATGAACAACTACCCGTATCTCATTAAAGCTAAGGCAAAAGCAAACGAAGCGAAAAGCCTCTTCTGCTGGTTCTCTGCTAAATCCGATTCTCGCGCCGAGCGCAAAATCCTAGACATCCTGGAAGACGCTGAAATTAACGTTGGCCGCGGCGCCAGCCATCAGCTGCCGATCCGCACCAACTGGCTCATCGTTGATGACTTACCGGAAGAAGGTGTACTGGATGACACCTGGTGCGATCGCTACGAGCTTGGTGGTGAAGACGGGCTGACATGGCAAAAAATCGTTGTGCCGGCGGCTGCTGAACCACAGCCCTCCAGTAAACCAGAAAACGATATCTCTCCTGCAAATAGCGATGAAGAGGACTATTCGAACAATAGACTGGCCCCCTGAATCTCCAGACAACCAATATCACTTAAATAAGTGATAGTCTTAATACTAGTTTTTAGACTAGTCATTGGAGAACAGATGATTGATGTCTTAGGGCCGGAGAAACGCAGACGGCGTACTACACAGGAAAAGATCGCTATCGTTCAGCAGAGCTTTGAACCGGGAATGACGGTCTCCCTTGTTGCCCGGCAACATGGTGTGGCAGCCAGCCAGCTATTTCTCTGGCGTAAGCAATACCAGGAGGGAAGTCTTACTGCTGTGGCTGCCGGAGAACAGGTCGTTCCTGCCTCTGAACTTGCTGCCGCCATGAAGCAGATTAAAGAACTCCAGCGCCTGCTCGGCAAAAAAACGATGGAAAATGAACTCCTTAAAGAAGCCGTTGAATATGGGCGAGCAAAAAAGTGGATAGCGCACGCGCCCTTATTGCCCGGGGATGGGGAGTAAGCTTCGTCAGCCGTTGTCTCCGGGTGTCGCGTGCGCAGTTGCACGTCATTCTCAGACGAACCGATGACTGGAAGGACGGCCGCCGCAGCCGTCACACGGATGATACGGATGTGCTTCGCCGTATACACCATGTTATCGGAGAGCTGCCCACATATGGTTATCGTCGGGTATGGGCGCTGCTTCGCAGACAAACAGAACCTGATGGTATGCCTGCGATCAATGCCAAACGTGTTTACCGGATCATGCGCCAGAATGCGCTGTTGCTTGAGCGAAAACCCGCTGTACCGCCATCGAAACGGGCACATACCGGCAGAGTGGCTGTGAAAGAAAGTAATCAGCGATGGTGCTCTGACGGGTTTGAGTTCCGCTGTGATAACGGAGAAAAACTGCGGGTCACGTTCGCGCTGGACTGCTGTGACCGTGAGGCACTGCACTGGGCGGTCACAACGGGTGGCTTCGACAGTGAAACAGTACAGGACGTCATGCCAGGAGCAGTGGAACGCCGCTTTGGCAGCGAGCTTCCGGCGTCTCCAGTGGAGTGGCTGACGGATAATGGTTCATGCTACCGGGCGAATGAAACACGTCAGTTCGCCAGGATGTTGGGACTTGAACCGAAGAACACGGCAGTGCGGAGTCCGGAGAGTAACGGAATAGCAGAGAGCTTCGTGAAAACGATAAAGCGTGACTACATAAGTATCATGCCCAAACCAGACGGGTTAACGGCAGCAAAGAACCTTGCAGAGGCGTTCGAGCATTATAACGAATGGCATCCGCATAGTGCGCTGGGTTATCGCTCGCCACGGGAATATCTGCGGCAGCGGGCCAGTAATGGGTTAAGTGATAACAGGTGTCTGGAAATATAGGGGCAAATCCAAACAATGAAGAAGCACTCTTCAACCTGGCGGAAATGTCATTCCGCACGCAGCTGCTTGCCCAGTATATGGCCGACGAGCGTCACGTGTATCACATTAGCATTCCTCATCGTAACCGCCTTTCAGCGATGGAAATGGATACGGATAATCACGGTGTGCAGAATCTGCTGCTGACGGCAGAAAATATTCCGGAGCTTAAAAAATATGATATGCCTGGCCTGTGGAAATTTACCAGTGCATTTAAGAGCGTATTTCCTGTGGGGAAACGCCATGAGCTCGGCAAGCAAATTCAGTTCGCCAAATTGTGGCTTGAAACGTCACACATTGACCGCGGGATCCTTACAAAGGAATGGGCTGCTGGAAACTATATCATCTCAATAAACAAAACCGATACCGGCGCCAATGCTGGTGGCGGTAACAAAACTGACCGCAATCCGGATTATCAGCATTCGCTGGATACTCTGGATATAGAGCTCGCCCTTGCGACGATGCCTATGGATTTTGATATCTATAATTTTCCGGCATCAGTCCACCGTCGCGCGAAGGAAATAGTACAGAAGAAAGAAAGTCCATTTAAAGAATGGTCTGCAGCATTACGGAGCACACCAGGCATCCTTGATTATTCCCGTGCAGCGATTTTTGCACTGATCAGGGAAGCATCCAGTGGAATAACTCCTTTTCCAGATCGGTTGCGAGGCTACATCAACGCGAATCTGACTGAACATAAGCATGATACCCCGAGCGCTGAAACGCTTGCTAAGGCGGGACATATTCCATCTGCTGCAGTCACTCTGGATGCAATAAACCAAGCAATCGCCGTAGAGGATAACAGCGCAAAACTGGAAACACTCTCCTCCGACTTTAAAGCAGTTGGTACCGAACTGGTAAAAGAGGCTCAAAAGCAACGTCCAGACGCTAATCAGGTTCTGGCCGCCGAGCGCGGCGAATATGTTGAAGGGATTAGCGACCCTACTGATCCGAAGTGGATAACCGAAGACCTTACCAAGACCAGGAAGCCTGAAGTTTCAAAAATTGGGGACGGAGTATTTTCCATTGAAGGTCTTGTTGACGTTACGGGCAAGGTTAACCAAAAAGAAAAAACAGATGAAGTTGTTCATCAAACGGATGCTGTAGATATTGAACCCGGTCATCATAATAAGGAGGAAGATCAGCCAATTGATTATGTTCACGTTATGGTTGATCTGGAAACCATGGGTAAAAAACATAACGCCCCTATCGTCGCTATTGGTGCGGTTGTTTTTGACCCGGCAACCGGCTCTATTGGAGAAAGTTTCTATAAAGTCGTATGCCTTGAATCCTCTGTGAACTGGGGCGCCGTAATCGATCCATCTACTGTTATCTGGTGGCTGAAGCAGTCCTCCGAAGCACGCTCTGCGATCGTAAATGATGATGCTATCCCGTTGCAGGATGCATTACTCCAGTTCAGAGAATTTGTTTCTGATAATGTCGCTGGTGGGAGCAAAAAGGCGCAGGTATGGGGTAACGGTGCGTCATTCGACAACTCTATTCTGCGTTCTTCTTACGATTGCATTGCTGAAGATTATCCGTGGGAATACTGGAACGATCGGGACGTACGAACAATGGTAGAGCTCGGCCAGGCCATTAGCTTCGACCCCAAAACAACGATCCCCTTTGAAGGGTCTCGTCACAAAGCCCTCGCTGATGCTATTCATCAGGCCCGCTATGTATCAGCGATCTGGCAGCGAATAATTGCCGGCAATCAGGTACTGCAAAAATTGATGCAAAACTGATTTTTTATTTTCAGATACTGGCCCAGCAATGGGCCATAATGAGGTAAAACATATGCTCCAGATGTTAACCCTTGAAGAGTGGGCAAACGAGAAATACAGAAGCAATCCACCAAGTGTTTCCACTCTCAGGAATTATGCTAAACAGAATATGTTTTCTCCCCCAGCCAAAAAAGAAGGTCGATTCTGGCGCGTCAGGGAGGATGCTGAGTTGGTCGGTACATTGACCACTCCTGTAGTAAAGAAAAGCGACCCTGTTCTTTTGCAGAGGATTTTGAACGATGGCTGCCAGACCACGTAAAAATAATATATCTATTCCAAATTTATACCCGCTCTTCAGCAGGAAGGTTAATAAAGTATACTGGCGTTATAAGCACCCGATAACCGGTAAGTTTCATAGTCTAGGAACAGATGAAGCAGAGGCCACGGCAATAGCTATTGAAGCAAATAAAAGACTGGCGGAACAACAAACCCGCCAGATAATGGCAATCACTGACAGAATTTCCACCAGCTCAGGAAAATCAATATCAACTAACACCTGGCTTGAACGTTACTGGAAGATTCAGCAGGAAAGATTAAAGTCCGGAGATATTAAAGAAAACACTATCAAACAAAAAGCAAAACCAGTATCTCTGCTTAAGGAACGAGTAGGAATGAAATTAATATCCGCTGTCAATGTTCGAGATGTTGCGCAAATTCTTGATGAATATTTAGCGGAGGGACAACCCAGAATGGCTCAGGTCATTCGCTCTGTCCTAATAGATGTTTTTAAAGAAGCTCAGCATGCGGGAGAAGTACCTCCTGGTTATAACCCTGCACTAGCAACTAAACAACCTCGTAGAAAGATCACTCGCCAGCGCCTCACTCTTGAGGAATGGCAAAAGATTTTTGATATAGCCGATGAAAATCACAAATACATGGGGAACGCCATGCTTTTAGCCATAGTAACAGGACAGCGACTAGGTGATATATCCCGTATGAAATTCTCGGACATCTGGGACGATCATCTACACGTTGAGCAAGAGAAAACCGGAAGCAAAATCGCTATACCATTAGCTCTGCGTTGCAACGCAATCAACTGGAGCCTCCGAGATGTAATCAGTCGTTGCCGGGATTATGCAGTAAGCCCTTATTTGGTTCATTTCTTTAGAACCACCTCACAGGCTGAGCGAGGAGCACAGGTGAAACCCAGAACACTGACCATGAATTTCAGCAAGGCAAGAGACAGTGCAGATATTGACTGGGGACAAGGTACACCGGCAACTTTCCATGAACAAAGATCGCTTTCCGAGCGGTTATATAAAGCCCAGGGTATAAACACGAAAGATTTACTTGGACATAAAACTCAACAACAAACGGATAGGTACCATGATGATCGAGGGAAGGGGTGGACAACGGTGGCCTTATGA